TACGATGTTGCTTGATGACGAAGACAGTTTTGAAGGCGGTGACTTTCAAATCGAATGGGGTGCACCCAACGATGAGAACCGCATTCATACGTTGAACTTGAAGACCGCAGGTTCTATGGTAGTGTTCCCATCTCATATTTACCATCGTGTAACAGAGGTGACTAAAGGAACTCGTAGAAGTCTTGTTGGTTGGATTCATGGACCAAAGTTCAAGTAACTTAGAAGTTCTAGCAATATCGCAAATCAATTCCGTTCACATCAAAATCGATTGTGACGCTGGAACTGCCTACGAACTTCAGGACTTCTTCACTTTTCAAGTCCCTGGCGCAACTTTCATGCCCGCATATCGTAACAAGATGTGGGATGGAAAGATACGTCTATACAATGTATACACAAAACGGCTGTATGCAGGACTTCTCCCATATGTTGAAGAATTCGCCCGAACCCGTGGCTATGTCCTAGAGTTTGACGAAAGTGTAGAAGGGGCGGAAGACTTTTCGCTACACGAAGCGGATGAGTTTAGTAAATCACTAAATCTCCCGCTACGGGCAAGAGATTACCAACTTAGCGCATTTACCCACGCCGTGCGTAATAGAAGGTGTCTCTTGCTCTCCCCTACCGCTTCTGGTAAATCATTAATCATTTACCATCTAGTTCGTTGGTTCAATGTGAAGACACTACTCATTGTTCCAACAACTTCTCTTGTTCACCAAATGGTGACAGACTTTGCAGACTACGGATGGGATGCTGATAATCACTGCCACAAAGTTATGGCTGGATTAGATAAAGTCTCAGACAAGCAAGTTATAGTGTCAACTTGGCAGTCTATCTACAAGATGCCAAAAGAATACTTTGAACAATTTGATGTTGTGATTGGTGACGAGGCTCACCAGTTTAAGGCTAAATCTCTTACTTCTATCATGGAAAAACTTGATGACTGTAAGTATCGATTTGGTTTAACAGGAACACTAGACGGTGCCGAAACTCATAAACTTGTCCTTGAGGGACTATTCGGCGCAGTGAAAAAAGTTGTAACGACTAGTGAACTTATTGAAAAGAAGCAGTTGTCTTCCTTTAAGATTAAAATTCTTGCTTTGCGATACCCAGACGATGTTTGCGCTGAGGCTGTTAAGTATAAGTATCAAGAGGAAATGGATTTTATCGTAAGATATGAAAAGAGAAACCGTTTCATTAGAAACCTGGCTTTGAGTTTAGAGGGAAACACACTGTTGCTATTTCAATTTGTTGAAAAGCATGGGAAGGTGTTGTATGAAGATATTTGTAACAAGGCAGGGGAAGGTCGTAAAGTCTTCTTCGTCTCGGGCGCAGTTGACGCTGAAGCAAGAGAAGATATTAGAAAGATTACTGAAAAAGAGAAGGATGCGATTATCGTTGCTTCGTATGGCACGTTCTCTACCGGAATTAATATTCGTAATCTCCATAATATCATATTTGCTAGTCCATCGAAATCAAGAGTTAGGAATTTGCAATCTATTGGGCGTGGGTTGCGTCTAGGCGATAACAAAGACGAAGCAGTGTTGTTTGACATTGTTGACGACCTACAGTGGAAGTCAAAGAAAAATTTCACACTAGAACACTTCATTGAGCGTATGAAAATCTACAATGAAGAAAAGTTCGAATACAAAGTCTATAGGATTGACTTATGATTTTTAAGGGCGTATACAATATCAGGCTCGTATCAACAGAAAGCATTGTGACTTCTGTATACGAAGACCTGAACGACCAGACCGCAGTCTGGTTGTCGAACCCGATGGAAGTCACTTTCTATCCAAGACCAAATGGCAATACCATGATAAGTCTAGCACCATGGATGCCATTCACACCGAAAGAAATCAAGCACAAACTTTTTTCGGACACAGTAATAACCATGTCTCAGGTAGAGCCAAGCATGGTTCAGTATTATAACGATGTTGTCACCCGCTATGTTAACAACGAAACACTCACAGACAGACAAGAACCGACACACGATGACGGTATTGGAACAGTAGAAGAACTTGAGGATTCGTTAGACATACTAGAGGCTCTAGCGGAAAAGTCTAAGGGAAAGTTACACTAAAGACTTGACAAGCGGTCATTGCTGGTGTATAATGTCTGTTATATTATGCATTTAGTGAGCAATGTAAACAATAAGCAACATAAAATGGATTTATTATAAATGAGTAAGAACCCAAAGCATTATGTGGACAATAAAAAGTTCCTGCAAGCGATGATTGACTATCGCAAAGTGGTTCGTGAGGCAGACGAATGTGGTGACCCAAAGCCACGCATTCCCGATTACATTGGTCAGTGTTTTCTTTTGATTGCACAGAGACTATCTTACAAACCAAACTTCATCAACTACACATACCGTGATGATATGATTTCAGACGGTATCGAAAATTGTCTACTCTACATCGATAATTTTGACCCAGAGAAATCGCAGAATCCTTTTGCGTATTTCACACAAATTATCTACTACGCATACCTGCGAAGAATTCAGAAAGAAAAGCGACAAACGTATATCAAATATAAGATGATGCAAAAACAAGATTTGTTTAGCGAACTTGTTACGCAGTCAACAAGTGGTGATAACGATTACGACATTGGTCTGACACCAGACAGCCCTATGTTCTCTATGATGGAAGATTTCATTGCAGATTATGAATCCGCTAAGGAGGAAAAACGTCAAAAGAGAAAGAAAGCGCAAGATAAATCTGCGAAACTTTTTGACGATGATGATGAGGAGTAAGAATGAAAATTCTTTTGATTACGGACCAACACTTTGGTGCGAGGAATGATAACACAGGCTTTTTGGATTACTATGAGGACTTTTACAGTAACGTAGTTATCCCGTATATCGACAAGCATAAGATTACGACAATCATTAATCTTGGCGACACATTCGATAGACGAAAGTATGTGAATTTCAATACGCTTGAAAGAGCGAAAAAAATGTGGTTTACTCCACTAGAAGAAAGGGGTATCACGGCACATACCATTATTGGTAACCATGATACATACTACAAGAACACTAATGAAATCAATTCTCCAGAATTGCTTCTGACAGACTATGAACACATTATTCCATACAGTAGTCCAACTCTGCTTGAACTCGACCACTGCAATATCGCAATTCTACCGTGGATATGTTCTGAAAACTATACAGAAAGTATGGATTTCATTTCTACAGTTAAAGCCGATATTCTCATGGGACACCTTGAACTCAGCGGTTTCGCAATGTATCGAGGTTATGAAAATGACCATGGCATGGACAGTTCTATTTTCAATCGCTTTGATATGGTTTTTACTGGTCACTATCACCATAAGTCTGATAATGGTCACGTTTATTATCTGGGTAATCCTTACGAACTTACATGGTCTGACTATAATGACCCTAGAGGCTTTCACATCTTTGATACGGAAACGAGGACCCTAGAGTTTGTTCAGAACCCATACAAGATGTTTCACAAGGTCATCTATGATGATAAGAGTGAAGTAAAGATTGAACCAGAGAAGTTCCAACACCTCAGAAACAAATACGTCAAGGTCGTTGTTCGGGAAAAGAACAACCCATACAACTTTGACTTGTTTATTGAGAGTATCTACAAAAATAATCCAGCACAACTAACCATCGTTGAAGATGTAGACTTGACATCCTATGATGAAGATGATACAATTAACGAAGCGGAAGATACAGTAACAATACTTTCGAAGTATATCGAAGGTATGGAGATTGATGTGGACAAAGCAAGACTTGACACATTGATGCGTGGATTATATATGGAAGCATTGCAGGCATCTGACACATGATTATTTTTAAGAAGGTTCGCTGGAAGAATTTTCTATCGACTGGTAATCAGTTCACTGAAATTCAGTTAGATAGAAGTATCTCAACACTCATCATCGGTGAGAACGGTGCTGGTAAGTCAACTATCCTTGATGCGTTGTGCTTTGGTTTGTTTGGCAAGCCATTCAGACGTATCAAACTAGGTCAGTTGGTCAACA